TGCTAGGAGAAGTGGGCAAGCGCCGCGGGGAAACCCGACGGCGTTTTTTCATGTCTCTCGAACGGACCAACTTTGAAGGGTGGGTTCGGACTTCATGAAAAATGAAACTGTGGGTGGGGGCGGTGCTTCGGTCGATCTTCTGGATCTGACGGAGGCGCTCTACAGGGATGTGGCCGAAGAACTGGCGACGGCGCTGCAGGGGGTGCGGCGCGGCGAGGTAGCTGAGGCGAAAGCGGCGGTGCTGGCGGTCAAGGATTTGCGCACCGCATTCCAATTGGTGATGGAGGAGAGAACGCGTGTCGAGAAACTCCGCAAACAGCTTGCCGGGGTCGCAACCGGGCGCGAAGGCGCGCTTGATTTCGACCTCGCCCGTGCTGAGATCGGGCGCCGCTTGGCTTGCCTGCGCGACGCAGAAGGACGTTGATGCGTTCCTTGAAGGGTTGGATGACAATGCGCTTCTGGCCTTGCCGTGGATCTTTGAGTTTTGGGCGCTGCCCCATCAGCTGCCCCCGAGTGGTGCCTGGAAATCCTGGGTGATCATGGGCGGGCGCGGTGCGGGCAAGACGCGGGCCGGGGCCGAGTGGGTGCGTTCCATTGTGGAAGGTGCAAAGCCGCTTGACCCCGGTCAGGCGCGGCGTGTGGCGCTGGTAGGTGAGACCTTTGATCAGGTGCGAGAGGTGATGATCTTTGGCGAAAGCGGGATCTTGGCGTGCTCTCCCCCGGATCGACGCCCGGTTTGGGAGGCCGGGCGCAAGCGGTTGGTTTGGCCCAACGGGGCGATAGCGCAGGCGTTTTCGGCCTTTGAGCCAGAGTCGCTGCGCGGGCCGCAATTTGATGCGGCTTGGGTGGATGAGTTGGCGAAGTGGAAGAAGGCCGAGGACAGTTGGGACATGCTGCAATTCGCGTTGCGGCTGGGGACGCATCCCCAACAGGTGATCACGACCACGCCGCGCAATGTCGGGGTGCTCAAGACGATTTTGCATAACCCATCCACTGTCGTGACTCATGCGCCAACCGAGGCGAACAAGGCCTATCTTGCCGAGAGTTTTCTGAGCGAAGTGCAGGCGCGCTATGCTGGCACGCGGTTGGGACGGCAAGAGTTGGACGGCGTGTTGCTGGATGATGTCGAGGGGGCGCTCTGGAGCAATGCGATGCTGGAGGCGTCTCATGTGGACGCGCCCGGCGATCTGGATCGTATCGTGGTGGCGCTGGACCCCTCGGTGAGTGGCAAGGCGGCCTCGGATGAATGTGGGATCGTCGTTGTCGGAGCGTGCACACGCGGCCCGGTGCAAGACTGGCGCGCGGTGGTGTTGGAGGATGCGAGCATTCGCGGCAAACCCACCGACTGGGCGCGCGCGGGTGTTGCGGCGATGGAGCGTTGGGGCGCGGAAAAACTGGTGGCAGAGGTCAACCAAGGCGGTGATTTGATCGAGAGCGTGCTGCGCCAGATCGACCCGCTTATTCCCTTTAAGGCGTTGCGGGCGACGCGTGGGAAATCGGCGCGCGCCGAACCCGTGGCTGCCCTGTATGAGCAGGGTCGGGTGCGCCATCTCAAGGCGGGAAACCTTGGTGCGCTGGAAGACCAGATGGCGCAGATGAGCTTGCAGGGCTTTCAGGGCAAGGGCTCGCCCGATCGGGTGGATGCGCTGGTTTGGGCGCTGCATGAGCTGATTTTGGAACCCGCAGCCCATTGGAAACGACCGCAGGTGCGCGGGCTTTGAGAGGGCTGTCTTCCTCTTGATCTAAATATCCTGCGGGGGTCCGGGGGTGCAAAACCCCCGGTTCGACAGACGAAATTCGAGAGCAAGGGCTGGGATCTTTCCCGGCCCTTTTCTTTGCCGGACCGGGTGCGGTCGCGAGAAGGAGACGGGAATGGGTTGGAAAATGTTTCGCAAATCCGATGCGGGTGGCGCGCCGGAGCAAAAGGCTTCGGCGACGGGACGTATCGTGGCGATGGCGTCGGGGTCTGGGCGCGTGGTGTGGAGCCCGCGCGACACGGCGTCTTTGACGCGCCAAGGCTTTACGGGGAACCCGATTGGCTTTCGCTGTGTCAAGCTGATTGCGGAAGCCGCAGCGGCGGTGCCTTTGGTGTGTCAGGACGCAGAGCGGCGCTATGATATCCACCCGCTGATCGATCTGATCGCGCGACCGAATGCCGGCCAGGGGCAGGGCGAGTTCTTTGAGGCGCTCTATGGGCAGATGATGCTGTCGGGTAATGGCTATCTGGAGGCGGTTGCGGTTGAGCCGGGGCTCCCGCGCGAGCTGCATGTGCTGCGCGCGGATCGGATGAGCATCGTGCCGGGCGCGGATGGCTGGCCGGTGGCGTATGACTACACCGTGAGCGGGCGCAAGCATCGCTTTGATATGACGGGCAGTCCCGACCCGATCTGCCATCTGAAAAGCTTTCATCCTCAAGATGATCACTACGGGCTGAGCCCGATGCAGGCGGCGGCGGTTGCGCTGGATGTGCATAATTCGGCAAGCGCGTGGTCCAAGGCGCTGCTGGACAATGCAGCGCGGCCTTCGGGGGCGATCATTTACAAAGGTGCGGATGGTCAGGGCAGCCTGAGCCCGGATCAATATGATCGGCTGGTCTATGAGATGGAGAGCCACCATCAGGGCGCGCGCAATGCGGGGCGTCCGATGCTGTTGGAAGGCGGGTTGGACTGGAAACCGATGGGGTTCTCGCCCTCGGATATGGAGTTCCATGAGACCAAGGCGGGCGCGGCGCGCGAGATTGCGGTGGCTTTCGGCGTACCGCCGATGCTGCTCGGAATTCCCGGGGATGCGACCTATGCCAATTACGCCGAGGCGCATCGGGCGTTCTATCGGCTGACCATTCTGCCCTTGGCCAGCAAGGTCGCGGCGGATGTGGCGTGGTGGCTGTCGACGCATCTGGGCGAGCGGATTTTGCTCAAGCCTGACCTCGATCAGATCCCGGCGCTGGCGGCCGAGCGTGACCAGCAATGGAAGCGCGTGGGCGAGGCGCAATTCCTGAGTGATGCGGAGAAACGGGTGCTGTTGGGCCTGCCGCCTCTGGCCGAGGGGTGAGGGCATGGCGACAGGTGGGTCGCGCTATCTCAAGGAGCCTTTCGCGGTGCATGAGCAGCGCATGGAGGCGACCGAGAAGATCATGGAGATCCAGTTCGCTCAGGTCGATCAGCGGCTTGGGCGGATCGAGACGATGATCGAGGGGCTTGAGCGGCGCTTGTGGATGACGGTGTACGGGGTGGTTGCGGTGATCCTGACCCAAGCCGTTCAGGGCGTATTGGACTTTGCGCCGAAGTAAGGAAAAGCACATGACAACAGATGATTACGGGCTGGAGTTAAAGTTTTGCGCGAGCGAGGCGACGACTTTGCAAGTCAGCGATGGATCGGTGATCGAGGGCTATGCCAGCCTGTTTGGTCTGCCCGATCAGGGTGGCGACGTGGTCTGCAAAGGGGCCTATGGGCGCGGTCTTGAGCGGCTCAAGGGGCGTGGGGGCAGCGTCAAGATGCTGTGGCAGCATGACCCTGCCCAGCCGATCGGGATCTGGGACGAGATTTATGAGGATGCGCGTGGGCTTTACGTCAAGGGGCGGTTGCTGCCTGACGTGGCCCGCGCCCGCGAGGCGGTAGCGCTGATCGCGGCGGGGGCGATTGACGGCTTGTCGATCGGTTACCGCACGGTGGCTGCCGAGAAGGACGCAAAAGGCCAGCGGCTTCTTGCGGAACTGGAGCTTTGGGAGGTGTCGCTTGTGACCTTCCCGATGCTTCGCGAGGCGCGTGTGGCGTCCAAGGGTGATGCTTTGGATGGCACGTTGCGCGATCTGGCTGGGGTGCTTTGCAGCGCTGCAGCTGAACTGGCCGCGCGCTGAGCGCCCGGCCCATTGATCGCAATGGAGATGGAGTGAGCATGAAGACCGAGATCAAGGCTCGGGCCGGGACGGGTGTGTCCGAAGGCCCGGACCCGGCAACTGAGGTGAAAGCCGCGCTGGCCGGGTTCCTAAAGGAAGTCAAAGGCTTCCAAGAAGAAGTGAATGTAAAGATGCAACAACAGGATGAGCGTTTGACCATGCTGCAGACCAAACATATGACCGCCGGGCGTCCCGCCCTTTCCGCCGCCGCCCTTGACGAGGCCCCTCATCAGAAAGCGTTCGCGGCCTATCTGCGTTCGGGTAATGATGACGGGCTGCGTGGCCTGAGCCTTGAGGGCAAGGGGCTCAATACCGCAGTGGCTGGCGAGGGTGGCTATCTGGTCGACCCGCAAACCAGCGATACGATCCGCGGTGTGCTGAGCTCGACCGCGTCGATCCGCATGATCGCCAATGTCGTCAATGTCGAGGCGAGTTCGTTTGACGTGCTGGTGGATCATTCGGAGATGGGGTCGGGTTGGGCCACCGAAACGGCGAACCTGACCGAGACCACGACGCCCCAGATCGACCGGATTTCGATCCCGCTTTATGAGTTGGCGGCGATGCCCAAGGCGAGCCAGCGGTTGTTGGATGACAGCGCTTTTGATGTCGAGACCTGGCTGGCACAGCGGATTGCCGATAAATTCGCGCGTGCCGAGGCGCAGGCGTTCATTTCGGGCAATGGTGTGGATAAACCCACCGGGTTTCTGACCCATCCGGCTGTCGCCAATGACGCCTGGGCCTGGGGTGGTCTGGGCTATGTCGCGACGGGTGCGGATGGCGATTTTTCTTCGGTGAATCCGGCCGATGCGGTGGTGGATCTGGTCTATGCGCTGGATGCCGAATACCGCGCCAATGCGTCTTTTGTGATGAACTCGAAGACGGCGGGCGCGGTGCGCAAGATGAAGGATGCCGATGGTCGCTTCTTGTGGTCGGACGGTCTGGCGGCGGGTGAGCCTGCGCGTCTGATGGGCTATCCGGTTTTGATTGCTGAGGACATGCCCGATATCGCCTCGGATGCGGTTGCGGTGGCCTTTGGCGATTTCAACGCCGGCTACACGGTGGCGGAACGCCCGGACCTGCGTGTGCTGCGCGATCCCTTCTCGGCGAAACCGCATGTGCTGTTCTATGCGTCCAAGCGGGTGGGCGGCGATGTAAGCGATTTCGCTGCGATCAAGCTGCTGAAATTCGCCGATTCCTGAGAGGCGTGACGGGGCTCGGGGGGCGTAAGCCCTCCGGTCCTTGGGCCGGGTGACCGGTTCGGGGCGGGCGCGGGTCTGTCAGCCGCTGCCTAGCTGCTCCCTCCGTTCGAGTGGCGGCGGGGCCTGCGTCCGACATGAAGGATGGCATCCCGATGGAGTCGGGGTGTCATCTCGTGAATTTCGGAGAGAGTCCATGATGTTAAGAGAAGAGACGGCGGTGGCCACAAGCGCACTGCCTTTGGTCGAGTTTCGCGATCACTTGCGGCTGGGCACGGGCTTTGGCGACCTTGGGGCGGAGGATGCGGCACTTGAGGCGTATTTGCGCGCAGCGATGGCCGCGATCGAGGGGCGCACCGCCAAGGCGTTGTTGGCACGCGATTTTGTGCTGAGCCTAGAGGCTTGGCGGGGCGGGGCGGTGCAGGCCCTGCCGGTGGCGCCGGTGCGCGCGGTTTTGGAAATGCAATTGGTGGATCGTGCCGGGGCGATTACGGTTATCGAGCCCGAGCGCTATCGGTTGATCGAGGATATGCAACGCCCGCGTCTGGAAGTGTTTAGCGCGAGTTTGCCGACAATCCCGACGGGGGGCACCGCGCAGATCCGGTTCACGGGTGGGTTTGGCCCGCGTTGGGCGGATCTGCCGGTTGATCTGGGCCAGGCGGTGTTTTTGCTGGCAGCTCAGTATTTCGAGCTGCGCCATGACAGTGCGGGGGCGGGCAGCGAAATGCCGTTTGGCGTGTTGGCGCTGATTGAGCGTTGGCGCACGGTGCGGATGCTGGGAGGGCGGGGATGAGCGTGCCTGTTCTCAACCGAAAGCTGGCGCTGGAAGCGCCCGAGCGGGTGGCCGATGGCGCGGGCGGGTTCAGCCATGCTTGGGTAGCGTTGGGGGAAGTCTGGGCGCAGATGAGCCCGGGCACTGGTGTGGAACGTGCAGGTGAATTTGTGACACTGGCCTCCGTGCCGTGGAAGATCACCGTACGTGCGGCCCCGCAGGGATCGCCGCGCCGCCCCTTGCCCGAGCAGCGCTTTCGCGACGGCACGCGGGTGTTTCGCATTCTGGCGGTCGCGGAATATGACGTTGCGGGTCATTACCTGACCTGTTTTGCGCGTGAGGAGGTGGTGGCATGAGCTATGCGATTGGCGCGGCCTTGCAGGGCGCGGTTTACCAGCGCTTGCAGGGCGATGTCGTGCTGAGCGATTTGGTCGGGGCTGCGGTTTATGATGCGGTGCCTGCGGGCACGGTGACGGGAACCTATGTGAGCCTTGGACCTGAAGATGCGCGTGATGCATCCGACAAGACCGGGGACGGGGCGGTGCATGATTTCATCGTGTCGGTGATCACGGATGAGGCGGGGTTTCAGGCGGCCAAACAGGTGGCCGAGGCGATCTCGGATGCGCTGTTGGGGGCGGACCTTGAGCTGTCTCGGGGGCATGTCGTGGGGCTTTGGTTTCTCAAGGCCAAGGCTCGGCGGGTGGATAAAGGTGCAACGCGCCGGATCGATCTGACCTTTCGCGCCCGCGTTGAAGGCTGAGCAAAACTTTCACAAAATCAACATTCTGTTGGCGTCAGATCGGCGCTGGCAGGCGGTTTCTTTCACTAATCGGAGAATGAGCCATGGCGGCGCAGAACGGCAAGGATCTTTTGATCAAACTCGACATCAATGGCAATCAGACCTTTGAGACCATCGCGGGGCTGCGCGCCACGCGCATCACCTTTAATGCCGAAACGGTCGATGTGACCTCGCTGGAAAGCGAGGGACGTTGGCGCGAATTGCTGGGGGGAGCGGGTGTGCGCTCGGCGCAGATTTCGGGATCTGGCGTGTTCAAGGATGCGGGCACGGATGAGCGCGCGCGCCAGATCTTTTTCGACGGCGAGGTGCCAGAGTTTCAGGTCGTGATCCCCGATTTTGGGATCGTGCAGGGCGCGTTCATGATCACCTCGATTGACTATGCGGGCAGTCATGATGGCGAGGCGAGCTATGAGATTGCGCTGGCCTCGGCGGGCGCGCTGGCCTTCACTGCAATCTGAGGGAGTGACACATGGCGAACCCTTGGACTGGTGAGGTCGAGATCACGCTTGATGGTGTCGCGCATCGCGCGAAGCTGACGCTGGGCGCGCTGGCCGAATTGGAGGCTGAGATCGGTGAGGATGGCGGGATGATTGCGCTGGTCGAGCGGTTCGAGGCGGGGCGGTTTTCCAGTCGCGATGTGCTGGCGTTGATCGTGGCTGGGCTGCGGGGAGGCGGTTGGCAAGGTCGCGCTGAGGATTTGCGCAGTGTCGAGATTGGCGGCGGGCCGATGGTGGCAGCGCAACGTGCGGCGGAACTGCTGGCGCGGGCGTTTTCAGTGCCGGGTGCGGGGGACGCATGACGCCGGCGCAGGGGCTGGATTGGGCGGGGCTGATGCGGGTGGGTCTGCATCAGCTTCGGCTGCGCCCGGCGGAGTTTTGGGCGCTCACACCTGCAGAATTGGCGATCATGCTGGGTGAGGGGGCCAGCGCGGCGCGCCCGATGGGGCGGTCGCGGTTTGAGGCTCTGCTGGCTCGGTTTCCCGATCGCGCGGATGGATCTGAAAGGACGAACGAATGATCGAAGTGGATGGGATCGACGGGCTGAGCCAGCAAGCGGCTGAGTTGGAAAAAAGCTTGGGCGGTGTGGGCGCAATGGCGGAAGTGTTCAATACCGAGTTGTCCTCGATGCGCGAGAGTTTGGTGTTTACCGGGCGCGAGGTGAACACGTTGAGCAACTCGTTCGGGCGCACCTTGAAAAGTGCGTTTGACG